TCTTGCAAAGGTATCTTTGTAAGCACCGTGTTTGAAGTTTGTACTTGTTGCCGATGGATAGAATGTTTTTGTAACAGTATCATACATACCTGCTTTTCTGTCATCAACACGAACACAAGGAATAAAATTACGTACTAAATCATTATCATCCCAAAGTTTACAATAATAAATCCTATTAGTTCCAGTCTGATTAAAAGAATAAGCAGTATTACACCTTCCAAGACCAAACTCATAATCAGAATATGGATTGCCTTCGTAATGAGTAACTTTTACTTCTGTAACAGTTGGTATTTCATTTTCTTTTTCATCAATCCGTGTTTTTCCATTGGAAAGGTAATAAGTATGTACTTTTTTATCATCAGTAATAGATGTTCCTTTTCTTGAATCAGTACAGAATAATGCTGAAAGACCAATACCAATACTGTTATAATTTCCTACCGTAAACCAAACACTTCCATTATTACCAATCAAACCATTAGTAATAGAGCCTGTACAATATTGTTTAATTTCGCAAGAAGATTTAGTAGTAATAGTAAATTCTGTCTTTATGTAAGCATTTCCATTTGTTGATTCAATATATTCAACTTCACGATATTCTACTGGTAATCTGTTTTTCTGCCATACTAAACTACCACCGTGATACTTCGCAACAATCTCTGTACCACCGTGATAGCGACCTATGACAGTTTTTCCGTTATGAATAATTGCCATAAGTCACCTTCCTATTCTTCAATGATATTATAATCATCATCTGCAACTAATGTTCCAGCTTCTTCCATTTCGTCATATTCATCCTGTGTAATGTAATGCTGAACTGTAACCTTTCCTTCAACTTCGTCAATCTTTGCTTTAGTTGATTTTGTGTCGCTATAAGGTATTTCTGTTGCATTAAGAGTAACAGCACCTGTTTTTGCATTTACAGAAGTTACAGAAGATGTATTGCTCAAGTGTTGCCAGTGTCCATAGATAAGCATAAACATATCGCCACTATCACAAGTAATCTGTACTGAACTAGGTGTAGAAGTAGCAGTCAAATCTGATTCATAAGGTAAATCAATAACTGTACCATCAGAAAGTGTTACTTTATCCTGTGCAAATGTCTGTACTGTTCCAAGAGAAGTAGAACCACTTGCGAGAGTGAATACAAAACCTGCACCAATTAAAGTATTTGCTTGATTTACTTCATATTCTGCAAGTGTCTTTCCTGCTTCAAGCGTAAATGAAGTAGACTGTGTTACATAACCTTTAGATGTAACAACTAACTGTGCACCGTCTGTATATCCCGATTCATTAGGTAGAGTATGTTCATTTTGTGCATCAACTGAACCTGCAATATACATAGCAGAAGTAGGAATCTGTTCCCAAGCAAGTTTACCACTACCATCAAGTGTTGCGAATCCATTAGGAATTCCCATAGCATTAGTAATTACTTTATTTGCAAGTGCATTTACAGAAGTTTTAGAAAACTCTGTATCACAGGCAATTGGATCACCTTTATCACCCTTATCACCTTTTGAACCTTTATCACCTTTATCACCCTTTGCACCGTCTAAACCATCCTCGCCATCTTTTACAATCATATAGGCGGTCTGTTTTGTTCCGTCATCGGCAGTCCACTCGAAAGTTACTTTGTTTCCACCTTCAACTTCTTCAATGGATTTTACAGTACAGTTCTTTCCAGCAAGTGAACCACTAATACCTTTAATGGAATTATCTGTATATTTTTTGCTTAATGCGAGTGTTACTATATCCATCAGTCACCACCTCTTACTGTTCATACCAATTATCATCACTTGATGAATACATATAAACAACACCAGTATCAATACAAAAAGCATAACTTCCACTTGGAAGGTCTTTATATTTTGGGTATACCGTTCTTGTTGGTAATTTAGATATATCAGCATCAAGTCCATAATATTCCCATACACCCTTAACGCTGCTTTTATTAGCAAAGCTTCCTAAATCCGGAAGTTCTTCTCCAGCTTCATAAATATGTCCGTCATAACTAGTTCTGGTAACTGCAGTCATTTTATAACTCCTTAAAAAAAATACTTCAAATTAAAGTTTAAACATAATTATCTTAAAAACTATCAACGCACATAAAAAAAAAGAAGCTCCCGGCAACGCCGGAAGCTTCAATACAAAAAGAGAACATAAAATCACACGGACTTAATGCCTCTATTTCAAATATAACATATAAATTAAATTACAATCAATCCATAGTCATCATAGCCATCATCAAACCAGTCCAGGATAATTTCAAAATCAGCTTCTTTAACAGCTTTATCAAAAGCATTGTTAAATAACTGTTCTTCTTTCGAGTCATTGGAATTATCCTTTTCTGTAGTCTCCATTAATCCACCCTGAATGCGCCATAAGCTGCATAACGCCAGAACGCATCCCAATCCAGCATATTAATTCTTAAATCATTACGGCAAATATCATCAGCAAATATTTCAAGAGCTGCAAGGTTATAGTCATAAGTATCAAAAAAGTGGTTAGGAGCTCCAGGTTTTGCCCGCCATACAGTACGAATATACTTATTGGTTTTCTTGTCATATTCTTCAACTTTCTCTTCAGCTTCAAACATTCTAAAATAATCGTCATGAAAGTCTTCAGGAAAGTTAGGAAACCAGTCCGGCTGTTTAGTACCCTCATCCCATTGCAGCATATTCATTGCTCTTGCAATTCTATCTTTTAATTTACCGGTATTCACATGATATGCAAGAGGTAATCCTATACTTTCCAGGGTTTTCTTGTTAAAAAGCTGGTAAGTTTCACCGTTTTTAATCCAGTCAGTACCTTTACAGGCGTAAACACCTGCAGAAAAACGGCTGCAGAAAGCATAAACCCAGTCTGTATAATGACCAGAGTCTACAAGAGTAAGTGCAATCCTGTAATGATGACCATCATCACTTTCGTATACAGTGCGCTCAATAAACTCTGCAAGCTTATCCCATACTCCATAAAAATCTTCAGTAGGGCCGTCAATCCTGAACGCATCAATTGTCCATGTAACTCCTCGGTCGCCATATCCCTTAACGTCAACAAAAAGACAATCCTTCTGAACATCCACAGAGCCACACAAAATCCAGATAGGTGAACCTGCATCATTAATAGCCATCTTATTAGGCACCTTTGCACGCGCCCACCCAAAGCGCCTGTGCATCATAGCCCGTTCACGTCTAATCTGATCATTCTGTTCCCTGAATGGCAGTCCCTGCTTTAAGTTTCTGAATGTTCTGTAACTCTCCTTATCTCTTATTCTGTTGTTCTTAATGTCCCAGCATTTTGCCCATAAACGCACTAAATCCTCCCAGGAAAGCATTCCCGGAGGATTATAAATAGGACTTATATGATAACTTCTACTTCCTTCTTCATCACTTTTTTTAGTGGCCCGCCATTCCCCTTTATCCATAATTAAAGCTTTGTCATAATTTTTCATTAGGCCGCCACAATGCGGGCACTTATAAGCAACACTTTCAATTATCGGGCTGAACTCTTCATCATTTTCCCAGACAATACCACCAATCTGTTTATCTTTAGTTTCATTCCATATCGCCCACTCTAAAGGCTGCATTTCCCCGCAGAATTTGCAGGGAACATAATATCGCCTCTGGTCCCCGCTCTGGTATAACTTAAATATTTTAGAAGTCTGTTCAACAGTAGGAGTTGAACCAAAATATATTTTTCTTGTATTAGGATAAGCATCACTACGGGCAATAGCAAGATCTTCCATCGTACCTTCACCTTTAATATTTTCGCTCATACCATCAAGCTCATCAACCAGAACAACCTTATAAGAAAAGTTTCTGAACTTGTTACCAGAACGACCACCAACAGCGTGAAGATAACCTCCCACAAATTCCTTTTTATTTGAAGTATCACCAGTATTTCTTGCCCCTGCAGCTTTTTTAGTCTGAGCAAAAATATTTCCACGCAAACCTGCAGAGTCAATCATTTTATCAATTTTTGTGTCCATGGCTTTTTTAGCCATATCGTCATCAGGAAGAATATATAAAATAGGACTTGGATTACAACCAATACAGTACAGCATTACATTTTCAAGAATATCAGTAGTAGCTCCCAGCTGATTTCCTTTCATCACATAAACCTTCTGTACGTTACTTGTAGGACTAAAACAATCAACAATTTCCCTAAAGTAAGGAACAGTCTTAAAACTGAACTTACCTGGAAACGGAGTCAAATCCTTATCAAGATAACGTACCTGTTCAGCATAATCAGTAGGCAGCATAAAGCTTCTTTTAGCAGTAAGCTTTTCAAAACCACGAGATAAAAAATCAATGTCCTGCTGTAATATTTTGCAGTTCAAACCACTTCCCCTTACTTTTTATAATTTTTATTTAAACCGCAGCTCTTAAACTCATGGCACACCCCGCCATTTCTGTAACACATAGGTTCAATAAAATCCCTGAATTCCGGACACTCTTCTTTCACCAGCATTGCCATAAGCTCAACAATTTTTCTTGTTTCTAAAGCTGCACAATGACAAAGTCTTTTATTAAAAAACTCAAGAAGGCTCTCCCC